CATCAAGTTCAATTTCCTCGGTTTGCATTACACGATAAGGAAGTTTACCAGATGCTTCATATTTCTTATTTAACTTATCCTTGTGCCGATCCGCTGGAATTTTATTAGAAAATTCCTTCTCCAGTTTGCCGTTATTCGTGTTATATACTACCCATTTTTGTGCTTCATCAAGTTCAACTTCTTCTTTGTAGAAGTTCAACTCATATGGTTTACTACCACCCTTGTTGTATACTTGAACTTGGATAGCACCCTTGTCACCTTCCAGACGATACTTGTTTGTCTTACCCTCTGATGGCTTTCTTGGACCAGTTGCGACCTTATCAGAAATCTCGTCAGGGCTGATTGTGATACCATGAAGTTTCTTTGCCATCTTGTATGCGTGTTGCATGGCACCAGAGAAGTCTTTGTGATAGAGGTCATATTTTGATGCTTCATCAAGTTCGACTTCTTCATTCTTTGCTTTTGCCATTTGGTCTGAAGTTGGTGCGCCTGGATCACCTTTCTTTCTCATTGTCTCACCAGAGCCAGCTTTGATACGCTTACGCTTCGCAGCAATATTTGCCCAAAGTGATTCATCTATCTCATTCTCATCTTCATCCTCATCTTTAGGTTTTTCATGATCATACCCTTTCTTCTTCATGCGTAAGTGATCATCCATAGTTTTCGCATCATATGCTTTACCAGTTTTAGGATCATACATTTTATGAGGCTTAAAATCTTCTGCTATGTCATGCATTTCTTCAAGTGCTTCACGCATTGTTTTTCTATAACTTGACATTTTTATTTTCCTTTACCATGCTTTGCAAGACCAATAACGAGCTTTCCATTTTGGGCCTGGGTTATCGCAATTATGTCTTGCCCTAAAACTTTTTCTTCTTGCTGGTATATGCTTCTTAATTGTCATATTAGGATCGCCAAACTCCACCTTCACTACATTACCTTTTTCATTCTTAACATAAACCTTTGACTTCTTAACGTCTCCTGCCATTGGTTTATTTAGGGTTACTGACCTCCCATCGTACTCTGACGCTTCCTCAATCTCGCCCCACTCATTCAATTGCGATTCAGATTCGTATTCCTCATTCATCTCTCTTACTTGAGATGCCAAATCCTTATCTGCTTTACCCCAAGTTCCGCTACCCTTAGTAATAAACGAGTTAACTCTTGCGAATGCCCACTGTTGAGGTGTAGTGCCAGGACGATGGCCTGTCTTCCATGCTGCCATTCCCCTGTCGTATACCTTCTTTAGAATACCATAAGAAATATTAGATTTATCTGATTTCTTTATCAGTCCTGCAATTTTCTCATCAAGTTGATATGCCTCATCTACTTGAGTATCAAGATAATCTGACATGTCATCTATTCTACTTACAGCTGTCGCAACCTTGTTTGTCCACCATGTGGGAAGATCATCACCATCATCAAGTTTGCCCAACTCTTCTTTCATTTTCTCCAGTGCCTTGTAAGCAATCGCAACCTTATTCTTCATTGATGCAACATCTGTGTGACCATTTTCAGTCAGCATCTCATCTACTCTATCAATCAAAGCTTCATTTCTTGAAAGATACGCAGCGACAGCCATTGTATGTTTTTTCTTATCAGACTTACCTTTGAATTGTGGTGCATCTGATTTTTTGAAATCTTTTACATAATCACCTATGCTGGCATCTTTATCAAGAACCTCACCAAACATTTGCTTATACTTTTTAGTATGAACAGATGGTATGGTTTTGGCACCTTTATCTCCTGGCGCAGGGCCAGCTTTCTTTGCTTTGAAGTGCCTGTCTCTGTCATCCTTGATACTAGACTTTACACCAGAGTGATACTTTGCTGGTTGTGTGCCTGGCATATCTTTAACGTCGGCATCTTGTTTTACTTCTTGAATTTGGTTAACAAAATCTTTAAACGAAAAGCTCTCATCTTGATACTGTGCTTTCAAATCACTTGGAAGAACGCCAGTGCTGACAAGCTTGTTGACATACTGTTGGAAATTTCTAGCAGGAACACCATATTCTCTTGCAACTTTTCCCGCAATATGTCCGGGGCTGTCCATTGATGAAGATTTCAATCTATTAACATAATCTTTGATCATTTTATCATAAGCCCTTGGATGAGTCATTTGATCAATCTTTGCTTTCGCTTTCATTAACAATGTCATCTCATCAAGTTCATAAGATGCATTTATAGGTTTAGGTTTCATTACTTGTATTCGTTTTGCTTTAAAAGGGGTATTAGTAGAACCATGTTTCTTTGCCATTGGCAACTTCTTTGCAGTAGTTTTCATTGGCTTTACAGTTGGCAACTTCTTTGCGGTTGGCAACTTCTGTGCTTTTACCTTCACTATATTTGGTTTATAGTGTTTCGTATTCAATCTACCTTGAGTATTTGTTAAATTATTTCTTCTTATTGCTCTTGCATTTTCATTAACTTCTGGATCATAGGATGCAGTCATTGTTTTTGCTGGTTTTGGATCATCAGCACGGCGTGTATTATACTTTTTACCTTTCCAAGTAAATGTGCCGCCTGGACCGCCAGCTTCCTTACGAGCAGCTGCGAATGCTTGACCAAAACTCTGTGTAGATTTCTTCTTTGGAGCAAACGCAACAACTGATTTAGTTTTCTTTGGAGCAGACGCAACAACTGATTTAGTTTTCTTTGGAGCTAACTTGGCTGACTTCTTAGTCGGTGTATTTAATTCATCCTGATCTTTGCCATACATCTTACTTATTGATGAAATCTTTTTCTCATAATCTGGATCAGTAGCATATTTACGACCGCCAGATTTTGTCAGTCCACCTTTCCATTCTCTACCATGCTGACTAATACCACCTTCTTCTTTATCAAATTTTGCAAAACGAGCAGAGGTTTTTACAGTTTTACCATCAACAACTTCTTTTGTCCGTTTTCTTTCAGCATCTTGTTTCTTACGAGCTTTCATTCCAACTAGATTACCTTTAGCAGATTTCGATTTGCCCCATCCAGTTTCCAATGCAGCTTGAGATGCATACATTTTAGGATTTGGATGGCCTGCTGCTCTTGCTCTTCTCATTCTTTCATTATACCAAGCCCGTCGGCCTGCTCTTGTAGAAACATCTGGACCTGATGTTCTTTTTTCCGTAATATCACTTAACCATGCTTTATGAACTTTACCATCTTCTGCCATAAATGAAATATAATTTGTTCCCTTACGAACAATCTCACCACTCATTCCATTTGCTTCTACAATATCACCAACATTCCAAATCTTTCCTGTGAGATATTCATCACGCATCTCTTCATAAACATCCATCTCACCCATATCTTTTTCTTCACGAATGCCCATCTTACTACGAACATCTTTATACAACTTCTCAGCATCTCTGAAACCATCTGGAACACCTTGTTTGAAAGAATCAAAGTCGCCATCCATAGCAGCTTTTCTCATCTTGCTGGCACTCATGCCCTCAAGCCCTTCAGCATCTGGATCACGTTCACCAGCTGACACAACTTCTACGTTGTCAAATCCATAGTAACCATGACGAGACTTAACTCCATTATATTCGTTTATAAGGTTCTCAAATTCATCCACTCTATCACTTCCAACGACCATAATTATAGAAGCATAACCTTTATTGTAAAGAGACACAAGAACTTCAAAAATGTTTCGTGAACTATCTGTGGTGACATTCTTCGCATGTTTTGGAAACATCTTTTTAATGTATGCGACTTTTCTTTTATAGTCCAATGGATTCTTTTTTGCATCTTGTGAATGGGAGACAAAGACATGCATCTTGGCACCAGCATTTTTCTTTTGCTCTCGGGCCATAGCATCAATAAGTTTACCATGCCCCGTGGTTGGCGGGTTTAGGCGACCAAAGGTGAATACAGCCGTATCACCACTCTTTTCCATTAACTCACTAAATTTTTTCATTTGTGCTATTCTCTACCACCAAATGCACCATATTGTTGTTTATGTTGCGTTTCACTACCTTTTCGTAGGAAATGGCTTATTGGCTTTCTTGTTATTTTCTTTGCGACCATTGGTTTTGTTGATAGTTCTGGAGTTTTCTTAATTGGTGCTGATTTAGCGGCAAGACCTGCCCTAAACTTTTTAACTCTATCGTGTTCACCTTGACGAAGTTTTATTGCGGCCCGCTTTGATATTTTTTCAATCCTCTTTCCAAATCTTTGCATAACGATTTGATCTGCTTTAATTTTAGCCATCATCGACATACTATGATAATTAGGATATACTTTAAGTCTAAATTTATTAATTGTTTGTTTTCTTGCAGACTTAGTAAGTTTTTCTGTATTTCTTACTCGCATCATAGTCCGCTTTTTTTTCATTTTAAATGCAGTTTGTTTGGATAACATTCTCATTCTGCGAGCTTGTTTTCGACGTTGAGCTATGCCGACTTTTTTGCCATAAACTTTTTCATTTAAATCTAAAAACGTGTTCATTTGTCCCATGCCTTTATTGCTGTGAAGTTGTTAAACGAGAACTCCATACGGTCTACAAGTTTAACAGCATCTCCACTCACTCTATCAATCGCAACATAACCTTCGGGATTTGTCACTTTATATCCATTACCAGTGCGAATAAACGTATCTGTCAATCCCTTCACACTATTTAGTTTATTTACAATTTGTGACTTTGCATCAACTAATAGGTTCTGAAATGTAATAACTTGAACTAAATTGACAGTATGCTTCTTTACTTCTTTCACATATTCCTTCTGCTTGTCTGCATATTTTTTCTTACCATTTTCACTCTTTACCTTGTCAATCTGCTTCTGGATGGAATCAAATACCCACTTCTCATAACCCTTCGCATGTGCGGCAGGATCAGTAATCTTTTCTCCAGCACGAACCTTACTGTTGTTATATGTCTTGAGAGATGCACCGGCAATAGTTCCTGTCATACTGCCTTGCAGTTTGAGGAATGCTCTTAGTTTTGGGCCGTTAATTTTCTGAAAAGTTCTACCAGTTTCTGATAGTATAGCAGTAATTGCCTTGGTTTCTCCCTCTGTGAATGTAGCTTTACCAGATACATCCTTATATGTTGCATCATCCATCCACACAGAACTTGTCTTATTGAGCTTTGATATATTTGCACCAAACGATGCCGTCATGTTCTGTAATTTTTTACCTCTATATGTTGTGTGCCAGACTATACCTACCTTTGCTCTATTGAACATACGACCAATATCGCTACTAACAGGTGCAGCATAAACGATAGTGTTAGGCTGAAAAGTATAGTATTTTTCTCCATCAATCGTAGTTGTTTCGATATCATCAGTGAACATAAGATCACCTTGAAGAACACCCTCAATTCCCAATTTTGAAAACTCTTGTAATGCGACTTTAAATTTAGAATTGAGAGTGCCGGATAGATCATCATCTATTTCTCCTTCAGTCTTATACAACTTTGGATTCACATTGAACACTGACTTCTTTGCTACAAAGAAATCACCTGTCTCTGGTTCAATCCCTGCGAATATAGCAGGGGCCCCATCCCACTTCACTGTCATATTGACAGAACTACGACTTGAACCAGCAAGCATATCTCTCAATGAGCGCAGGAAGTTAATAGCAGCACGGCCACCATCAACACCAAAGTTAAGGATTTCATCCTCTAGGTGTTCTAGGTGAAGGTTTTTTCCACCCTTATCTTCTGTGAGTTGTGAAAAGGACATCATTTTAATA